TCTAAATCTTCGTCAGGTGTTCGATTTTTAAGTCGCAATTTGTAAGCCCAATCATAAGATAAAAGTTTTTTCATTGCTGGAGTCAATTTGGTGCCGATATTGCCGTCTAGAAAACGTAAAGCGTAGCATTTCAATTCTCTAGGTAAATCTAAAAACGCAATATAATTAGCCAGTCTGTGCTCACGTTTTTCTAGGGCACTCTTTTTCGAATAAGAGACCCCCGCTTTATACAATCTTTGAGCAATAGGTACTATGTTTAATTTTTCATTCAAATATATGAATTGTTTAGAGAGGAAAGTATGTTTCTTCAATTCTCCAACCTTGAAATCTTTGGCATTCTGGCCTAACCCTCTAGAACCAGCATCTCCACCCAAAACTAATTTAAACATCCGAGGATCTATCTTAATAGGTAGCCAAGACAGAACGTCGTCCCCAGCTGCCCAAATCTTGTGAGAATCGTAATATTGTGGATACAACAAGAACACAGCATAACGGTTGTAAAGGGTCGTGCGAATAGTGTTAAACAAGGTCGTCAAAGTGGGGTGTCCAGAGAAAACCGTTCCATGTATTACCCCTCTCATTTTGAGCTTAGTAAAAAATTTATTGGATAATCTAACTATGGCCGACAAAACCTCAGGTAACAAGTAATCAGGAACAGCACATCTGCTATCGGCAAGGATTCTAGGTAACATAAATTTCATGAGTTTATGATCCACGATGTCTATTAATTCGAATGATTGATGCGCATCATGAGAACTACCGTCATAAGAATAAACATTATCATCATGAAAACTTGCCTTGTTGTTACGTAATTTCATAATTTTATCAGAAAGTTCACTAGTAGAGTAACCAGAAATGAATCCATGTTCTACCCTTTTCATAATTTTTATCATGATTCTTGCTAAATACGCGCCAACTGCCTTCATGGACGATGAAGGATTGAATATCATTCTAGGTCTAACGTCACATAATTTATCGAAGTGTACTTCATTGGTTTTGGACATTAATTCGAAATTTACGTCTATCTTTTGTTTGCTTAAGAACTCTTTGAAGCCGTTAATATATATTTTCCTTTTAGATGGATCGGTGTCATTGATGAATTTTTCAAAAGAATAATCATCGTCCGTTAGGTTTAATATAGATTCTATCATTTTAGACTCGTTATCCTTGAACCATTTATTATCAACGAAATTCTTGAACATGTATAAAGTTTCAGGTTCAGGACTTAAAGCTGTATTAAATCCTCTAGCAAAAATGCAAGCGTCTATATTCTTTTGACAGTGACCAAAA